AGAGAATCTGGTCTATATTGCAGCTGAGTTTGACCGCGTGTCCTCCGTTACAGCAGCAATTATCGCAAATAAGGGGGAGAGTTTTTTTATCTCTTCCCTCAGTGCTGGTGTTGCTGCTCTCGGAAAATACGTGGAAACACTTGCTGTACTTGACTGGATTGCTTTTGTGGGCGCTTTTAACGCTATTACCGCAGATTAATAGGAGAAGTTGCTATGTCCTCAGGAACGAAAGTAGGGGATTACCAAACAACTGTTTCCACGCCTTTTGGGCCTGGTAAGATCGGCTGCTATTGGAGCCGAACACACAGTGGTGAAGATGATCCTCTACATAAACATGCTATAAATAATTATAGTATGTCGTATAATGAGGTTTGGGATGGGCTGTTAAAAGCCCGTGTCCTCCCTAATGGTACTTTCGCTGAAAGTACATGGGTTAATAGGTTCGGTGGTTATTATCATGACCCCGTATCGTTTGACTCTAACGATGACAATAGCTTGGTTAATAAACTTGGCGACAAAATACGTCGCCATGAATTTAACGCCGCTACGTCACTCGGTGCAGAAGGGAAAGACGCTCTCAAGCAAATAGCCGGGGCTGCTTTATCCGTAACTCGCGGTATGCGGGACCTAAAAAGAGGCAATGTGCAGGGCGCTTTGAAGCAGTTTGGACTTAGTCCAAAACATGCTAAAGAAGTTGGCCTACATAAAGACCTCTCCAATAAGGTTCTCGCAACGCAACTCGGATGGCTTCCTTTACTGGGTGATATTGATAACGCCTATGGCGCTGTGCGGGCATTGACAGAGAAACCTATGTCAATGACTCATCACAAGGGCCAGAGGAAAACCGTTGTCATTCACCCTAACGGCTATGGAGACTTCGTTTGCGGTGAGAAGACTATCTCGCGGAGAGTTACCTGGACTTTGTCCGAGAACTTTACCGTGTGGCAGAGCTTATCGCTTTCGAATCCGTACGATCTGGCGCATGCATTGTGGGCCGGTGCCCCTCTCTCTTTTATTGCGGACTGGTTTCTTCCGGTAAGTAGTTACTTATCGGCTAGAAGCGTCGTTCACGGTCTTAGAGGAAGTGGGTACATGTCCACGTTGACGCGTTATACCGTACGTGGGGTTGATTTATCTCCCCATGTTGAGATCCAGGGATTTAACGCCTATCATAGGCGTGGCGTCTCCTGTACTCGGCAACGTCTCTCGAGTCTTAGTGGCTTAACAGCCCTGCCTACATTTAAGGATTTTAATCAAATCCCCTCATGGAAGCGGGCTTTAACCGCAACGACTCTAGCAACACAGATGTTCTTGTAACATGGAACCGCGACACCGATTAGTTGTTGAATGTGTTCTCTGGTTCTATTTGTCCTTGCTCAGTGATGGGCAGAGGCAGATAGAACAGAAAAATCTTCACGTATTAAAGCGTGAGGATTTATCTAAACTAACAGATAGCGTCATTCTTTCAACAAATCAACGTTTACGTTCCCAACTGCGTAGTCCGTGACCCACGGTTTTGGGTTCTTTTAGCTTTAGG